CTCCCATGACTCTGGACAGGCGATCAGTCTCAGCCAACACCACGAGTTCCTTCTCGGACAACCCCTTGTTTCTCTCTTCGACACTGGATGTCGAGAAGATATTCCAAAGACTATCCTCATCGGCCATCTTTCGGACATTACCTAGGATGTCATAGGACATCGAGGTCTTCACTCCCTTGACCTCTTGGTGTAGCGAACGAGCAAGACGCTCATCGACCATCTGCCAGAAGTCTCTAGGGTCTCGAATGCCTGGATCATTGTCCTTGGCAATCTTGTGGAGCGTGTTAGGCACCAGCAGAGACATCTTGTCACCGAGCATCTTGAGGAACTTGTCCTCATTCTTCTCGATGTCCTCAGCATTCGTGAAGATCTCCGCAGTCATCCTTGCGCCAGACACCAGATTGGCATCTTTGATAGCGACGAGGACTGCAGTTACACCCACGGACACATGAGAGAAGGCTTTCTCGATGACGCTATCAGGAATATCTTCACCCTGAGACTGCTTCAGTTTCAATCTGTCAGCTCGTTCAAGAGCATTGACCATGATTTTCATCGGGGTCGAGATAGGATCGAAGTTCTTGTAGGACCATGTGGAGCCATCGGACATCTTGATGGTGTACGGAGCAGCCTCAGGACCATCTGTCCGGTTTCTCTGCTGCTTGAAGTCTGAATAAGCTCCATCACCCGTGATCCGTCCCTGCGAATACAGAGCTAGGACAGAACCAGCGACTGCCAGAGAGGTCATTGACTCAGCCTGAGCACGAACCTGACGAGCAGTTCCGTTCTTCCCTGCGAGATCTGAGACAAACCCTGGGGCAATAATCTGTAGACCTGGAGTTAGGCGGATGCCCTCCTCAAAGACTCGGATTGGTGTCCTGAAGAAGAGCTGGCCAGTGACCAATGCCCACGCAGGAACCTTCTTGTTCATCTTCTCGTAGAGCTGTGCGAGTCCTGAAGCCCAGTTATTGCCTGAGAAGTCTCGCTTGTAGAGAACGTCACGGACATAGGCCAAGGCTTCCTCGTCAGTACCCTTACGGAGAGCGTCGGGGTTGCGCATGGCTTCCTTCTCAACGAACTCCCAGAGAGCATCCCCAGTCAACTTGAGGTTCACACCTTTGTTGATAATGGGTTGAATCAAGTCATCACCGTTGGCTACCGGACGGGACTCTTTGAGTGCCTTCTCTGAAGCAGCCTTGATAAAGGCGTTCAGATCATCACCCTTCAAGCCCTTCCCAGCTCCCTCTACTGCAGCTTCTGCAGCGGCTTTACCTGATACGAAGGTGTCGTAGTTGATGCGGGAGAGGAACTCATCGGATGCAGCAAGGATACGGGGGAAGAAACGAATAACTCCACCCTTAATACCCTGAATGGCCAACTCACCCTCGACCAACCGTGTACCATCTCGTGTGAGCAATGCTTGCTCTAGACGATAGGCGACAGCGGCTGCTCGTAGAGACGCACCTAGTGATGCCTTCATGGCGCTATAGGATGCTACAGCCTCTGCCCTTACAGCCTTCTCAAAGGGGTTACTGAAGAGGAACTTAAGGGCTGGCGTAATGAGTGTCTTAATTGTCGAGGAGACCAAGTTGATCTGCACAGTGGTTGGACTAAAGACGTTGCTGATAGCAAGTTCTTTGGCCTTATTGATCAAGCCAGAGGAATTCGGGGCGATCTCATCGACCATCCCTGCAATCTCTCGTCTCTTCTGTACAGCCAGCTCGGTGGCCAGCTTGGTGTCCCCAGCTTCCATAGCTGCTTGGATCTTGACCTCGTAGCCATCAGCCACACGTTGAACTACAGCATCCTGTTCAGCCTTGGCGACAACCTCAGCCCAAACCTTCAGAGCCTCCTCACGACCAAGACCCTTCTCAGCCATGATGTCTTCGACAGTGATAGCCAGCGTCCCTGCCCCACCATTGCGGCGGTCATTGAGCATGGTGCCTGCCATAGAACCAGCAGCGTCATCAGCCAGACCTGGAGTAGCCAAGCGATCCAGCTTCTCTTCTACCGTATCGGTCAGCTGTTGGAGCTTGGTCTCTTCTTCAGGAGTCCTGTTGGATTTCCCTAGGAGTTTGTCACGTTCGACAATCGCTTCTGCAGCTTCTCGCTTCAGATCACCGTTAAACAGCCGGAGAGCGTTATCGATCACTCGACGTTGCTCAGGGTGGTAGGCACCACTACGGAGCTGCTCTAGAGCCTGAGGGAGCTGGTCTGGGTGTAGGTCTTTAAGCTGCTGAACGATAGGCGCAGCGGCTTCTTCAACATTGGCTCTGGTTACCTTAGCAACATCCTCACCGTTCACACGGGTGGTTCGCTGCCCAGTGTTCTCTACTTGAGGGACATTGACAATCGGCTCAGTGACACCAGCCATATCAGGGCGAGTCTCATCGGCAGGTAGACGACCATCTTGTTGACGACCTGGCGCTGCTGCAGATTCTGTTGGTTGTGGTGAGTCCTGCTTCAGCTCCCTATTCTTCCAGAAAGCCTTTGCGTCCTCGCTTGCCGTGGGAGTGATACCAACCTTCTCACCTGTCTTAGCCTCAAAGTCGTTGATTACCTGAGTAAGAACACCGTTCCTTCGCTTACCCTCTTCAATGAAGAAGTGTGCCTCCCATTTCGCTGAAGTTCCATCAGCATGAGGAAAAAAGCCTCCACCACCAATTTCTACACCATCCTTGTCCTGAATTTTAAAGATAATGTTTGGTTGTACTCTCCCATTGTTGTCGGTAACCGTAATTCTACTATATTCTACGGTAGCCTGAGAGCCATCTTTTAACTTGATAGGAGAGGAGCTATTCGAATCAGGAGCAACAACTTTATCCGCAACTTCGGTTGGTGTCTTCGAGGGTTCTGCCGGAGTTACTGTGTCCATCGTTGGCTCAACCCTAGGCTCAGGAATATCCTTCCCCTTGCCCATGACCTTGTCCTTCAGTTTCCCTGCAGCACGAGCTACAGGAGGGAGAACCTTGGAGGCAACAACATCGAGTCCAGTACCAAGGACCAGACCACTGGCAGCACCAATGGCTGCATCTTCCAGCACCTTGCCGGTGGAGATCTCGTCGCGTCTACCTGCAGAGACTTCTACGCTCTGCTTGATGCCGCTCTGAGCACCCCCGTAGATCGAGCCTTCCATACCGGCAATGATACCTGTACGACCAGCACCTGTGATCACAGCTTCCTTGAACGCCTGAGCCATGGACATCTTGACGACTTCCTTGGCTGCTTTCTTGGCTGCCATACGAGCCGCCATGTTGGCACCAAAGCCGATACCGAATGTGCTCAGACCAACAAGATTCAGAGGGTCAGTGAAGACACCCTTGGCTGCTCGTCCCGCACCTTCCAATGACATGTTTGTATTGTCATAGGTGTCCATCATGAAGAGGAACGCTTCCTTCTGTTCCTGCGTACCCTGACGGACAGTGTTGGCGATCTGCGCCATGGAGACAGTATTGTAGTTGAAGTTACCGAGGGAGTCCTTGCCCCACTCTGCTAGATCTTCTGGCTTCCCCTTGAATGGCTTGCGTTCCCAGAGTTCATACATGAGGGCAGATGCTGCGAGCCATGTTGGGTCAGTGTTTAGAGACTTCGGCTCCACGTTCTGACGAACCTGACCAAAGCCTTTATAACCACCACTACCACCACCAGCTCTAGTCCCATCAGCGGCAGCAACGGCTGCATCACTGGGGATAGGACCACCCATCTTCGAGTTGACTGCAGAGACGTAATTGGCTGTCTCTGGGCGTGTCCAAGCAGACTTGTCCCAGCCACCATTGTAGGCACGAAGAGCATCGTCTCGGTTCCCAAACTTCTTCATGTTCTCCTTCATCACCTCTCGGTGAATCAGTAGAGCATCATCAGTGTTGTGGGGATCGAGAGGACGACCAAGGCGCTTCTGTAGGGTGGCACGGGTTTGACCAATGACCTGAGCAAGACCCCGTGCTCCTGTAGGGCTGATAGCCCCATCACGGAACGCACTCTCCTGCTGGAGTTGAGCCAAGGATGTGCCTGGAGTTAGCCCGATGAGTTTATCGGTCTCTGCAGCATAGGTACGGATCTTATCCATACGAGGGTTTGCAGGGGTCTCTGCAGCCCACGAAGGTGATGCCGAGGGGGTAGCCTCTGTGGCCCATGCAGGAGCAGTAGCAGGTGCCGAGTCCATAGCCCACGAAGGTGTTGAGTTTGAGGAGGCTGGGACAACCAGATCGGACAATTTCTTGTCGCTTACCTTATCACCGAATAGTCCCATTAAGGCTCCCTTCCGAAGGTGTTAATGAATTTCTGACGGAACTGTGGGTTCTTCTTCACATAGTCGATGTCAGCTTGAGTTGGTGTTGGACGAGCAGCAGGAGCAGCAGGTTTCGGAGCAGCAGGTTTCGGAGCTGCGGCAGCAGGAGCGGGGTCTGAGTTAAACTTCAGCTGGTCATGCATGAATTTTTCTGTCGTCTCGACAGCACGATCCACGATGTCCTGCTTGTTGCGACCTGTTGGCCAAGAGCCTTGGTGCTCTTCGTAATACGCTGTGAAGCCTTGGCGAATCTTCTGGTCAAACAAGTTGACCGTCTGGCTGCGCAAGGTTGGGCGAATCTTGGAGAGAGGATTCTTGGCTGCTTCTTCCAAGCTTGCACCAATGCGGGTGCTATATGCGCTCTTCACCATGTCATCGTTCATCGCGATGGTTCCCTCGATCAGCTTAGGGATCTCATTGATGAGCTTCTCGCGATCATTAGGATTGAGGTCTTTGTTGTTCATAAGACTGTCAATAACCTTGTTCTGATCGAGACCCTGTACGGTTGACTGGTTCAGGATTGATGTACGAATACGCTGTGCATTCGCAGAGCTTTCTGCTGCAGGCTTACGGGGGTTGTTCATCACACTAATGGTGAACGCATTGAGATCAGGGTTGTCTTTAAACTCCGCAGGATCAATCGCTTGACCAGCTGCAAACCTCTTAAGGATGTCAACCTTACCAGTACGAATCTGATCCTCACGCTTGTCTGCATCCACACGACGAGTGAAGGAGTACTCAGAGGTGCGAACCTCTTGGATAGCCGCACGAGTCTTCTGAATCTTTGCCTTCGTTTCGGCATTGAGGAATCGAGCGGGGATCTTGTTCATCAAGTCTGGATTACGATCGGCATAGGCTTCTTGGGTAAAGGTATCGACCACAAGCTTATTGCGGGAGGCATCATCCAGGGCGCTGGTCTGCTTGAAGGAAGCATCAAGATCCAATAGTGCCTTGTCAGGATCCGCAGATTTAATTGCCTCAGAAACTTTTCCAGAGAAATCTTTCGACTGCACCTCAGTCACATAGGCAGACGACTGGCGCTGCCATGTGTTCTCGTACTGGTTCAATTCCTTGTCCATTGCGCCAACTGCACCACTGAGAAAGAAGTCGTTGTCCTTTGGGAGCTGACCAACCAGCTTGGAGCGCTCTTCCTTGATGTAGTCTGCACGTTTGACAGGATCTTGAATCAGGGCTGCATTATTCATCACTGAGGTGATCAGCGGCTGAATATTCTTCTTGCCCCACTCTGTACCCAGAGCCTCATCTGTACGGGCAGTAACAATCGTGCTCTGGTTAGGAGGGACGACCCCTGCTTGAACCGCGGTAACAACACCTGAGCCATGCTCCTGCTGTACTCTTTCGACCAACGCAGGGATACGCATGGTGTCCATGATCTCTTTACGGCGCTGCTCTGATGCCTGCTCTTCCTTGATCTTATCTAGAGTCGGTTCAGCCTTCGCAAAGACAGAAGCCAACTGGAAAGCCTTGGACTCGTTAGGATCAAAGCGAGCCTGTACGGTCTGAATATTTGGAGCTGCGGTAGTCCGTAGTGCCTCAGCACCTGGGGCGTAATCCGCTTGAACTCGTGGCATATCAATCCTTTAATTTATTAACCAAACAACTTACCACCGTTATATTTCTTATCTGCTGCAACACCCACTTCACCAATCTTCAAGGCAGACCCTAGGTAATCTGGGGTAGCTGGAGTCTTGAGGCCGTTGATCGTGCTTGCAGCATTCGCGTAGACGTTATCTCTCTGATTGTTCAGAGCACCTTCAACGCGATCATAGTTAGTTGTAACAGCACTGTTGTATCTGTTCTGTTTCCCAGACAGCCCCATCATCAAGTGGTCAACGGACATGCCGGTCACACCACTTTCACCTGCGGCTACTGTAGCTGTCGCCATACCGGCACGGGCTGCTATATCGTTTTCATTGAGCTTCTGCATGGAAGCTTCACGTTCTTGGCCATGTTCAAGATTCGTCTGAGCGATGTTCTCTCGATAGGCTCTCATCGTATTCTCATACTGCCGTTTATTGGCAGAGGACTGAGCGTCAGCTGCAGATTGTGCAGCAGCCACCGAGCCGATCACAGAGGCCACCTGAAGCGCCATAATTACTGGAGGGCACATATTATGTTACCTTAAAAAAATGAATGTAGATCTCCTCATCCGGTCCCATAGGAACACCTGGCTGGAAGTCAAAGCCCAACCATTTGAGCCACCTGATGTGCTCTGTGTTCTTGGACCACGCCACATTGTGTAGAAATTCAAAGTCATTGCAGACTGCAGCCATGAACTGAATGCTGTCTTTAAGAAACGACTTGCGTATCTTAGTGAGCAGTGGAGAAGCCAGCATCCACGGGACTCCCTCACCTCCGAGAGTCCCGCTGACACCCATGATAAGAACTACAGCACCCTCGAGAAAGACGGTGACGCTGTAGTGGCAACCTGCATAACTGACTTCGAGGGCCTCTAGAGGCTCCATCCGTACCAAGTGCCAGATCTCATCGACATCCTCCTGACGCATGGTCTTGGAGAGTTCAATGAGATCAGCAGGGACAGTAGGGCGAATATCCAGACTAGACTGCTTGGCTGCGCTTGTGGAAGTAACCTTCCCAATCAGCGCTAAGGAAGGAGCTAGGGAGTGGACTGTCATTGTGGAGGAAAATGGTTGTGCCAATGTTTCGGCTGACGATAGGGACAATGAAGCGACCAGAGGCCAGTGAGAACCTGCCGATGATTGCTGACGAGTTACCAAGGATCTTGCCGGAGTAATTGTAGGTGTATGTGTCTCGACCTTCAGGGGTCACCTCGACATCAAACAAGCCAGTATCTGCATAGTTGAATGCAACCTTGCGCAACTGGAGACGACCCTCAGTGTCAGATTTCTGACCACCTGTAGGCTGGTTCTGTTTCATGGTGATCGTGGAGAGCTGGAACCGGAACATGTACGTGCGGCCAAAAGACAGTGTAGCTCCTGTAAGATCTCCCAGGACTCGTGCCGTAGATCCATTCCAGATGACATCGTAGATCTCCCCTGCCTTCAGGCTAGGGTGACTCTTGACGACCACACGATAACTTCCTGAGCTTGGAGTGTATCCCAGAGTTGTCAGGTTGATGGTCGTGTATCCACCAGAGTATGTCAGATCGGTAGAATCCAGCTGCACCTTACGATCCAGATGGACGAGGTACGGCTCCTCTACTCCGATGTCTCCCAGAGCCACGTTGATCTTCTCAAGGAACACACCATCAGGACGGTTGACCACCATGAGAATCTCAGAGGCAATGAAGTCCATGCTCAGGATCGAACTGTCATCTCCAAAGGTCCACTTTGACCATGCACTCTGAAGCTTCTCGTTGTTCGACCAGAAGTACTTGTAAGTGTACAGGGCGCTCGGCTCAGACGCACTGAGAGCCACGAGGATGTCCTCATTGGGAGCTGCAGAGATCTTGGTGACACCTGAGGGAATGTACTTGGGCAGATGCCCAGTGATGTCCATGGAGTCATTGGTGATGTTGTTAAGATCCGCGAAGTACTCACGGAAGGCTGACCACTCTCCCTTATCCACTGCGAAGTAGACGTTCTTACCCACACCGACAGGCTTGGCCACGGTGTTGCAGGGAAACTCAGTGACCACCTTGATGCCCACAGACCTAGGAGTCAGGAGTTCATTCTGCTCGATGACGAACTGGGTCTGCTCAGAGAACAGCAGGAGCTGCTTGTTGAAAGGCACTGCATGCTTGAGCAGAGAGACCTTCGTGTGGCTTGCATTCACATCGATTGGATCGGAATCCAAGAGATCGGTGACGGTGGTGCGGAAGAAATTGAAGTACTGACCAGCCTCAGAGAAGATCACCCCCTCATCCGCGAGGAATCCCAGACGGTTTCTGTAGAAGAACACATCGGAGATCGTGCGGGTTACAAAGGAAGGATCTGCATTGGTGGTCAGATCTCCAGCAACCCTAGTCTTCCATGAGGCCACCTTGAAAGTGAATGTGCCATCTGACTCACGCACGAGGACATAGGGCATCTTCGCTGCTGTAATGCCTTGGCTGATGCCAGGTCTTGCACACTCCTGCCATACGCCCACACCAGTGGTTCCGTAGGAGGTAACATACTTGACGTAGTAGCTATCAAATTTGGATGAAGAATCCCCCGTACCTGTGATCTCCACGACCACACCGTTGACTCCAGGATTAGCTGGGAGATCAGCAAACTTCTGCAGGCGAGTCTTGATGGCAACCATGGCTCCATTGTTGAAGCCATCCTCAGCTTGGATCGTGAAGTCAGCAGAGGTCTTCGAGATGTAGATGGTCGAGCCAGCGATACTCACGGTCCAACCATTGGCCGAGGTAATGCCATTAGCAGCCAGTGAGGCGTTCAAGGAGGAGGCAATGTAGTCTGTGGAGATCAGGGCTGTATGTGATGCAGAGCTGCCATCAGGGGCGGTGTAGGTGGCCTTGGTGACACCATCGATCTTAATGTTGTAGGTCTTGCCATAGTTGCCAGACTTGACGTTAATCAAGGCTTCATTCGGACGGGTCGCCAGCAGGGTTGTATCTGCCGTGATCGCAATGGTCTTGTTCACAATGAAGGTGAAGTCAGCCACAGTGACTGCAGCAAATGACGAGGACGGAGTCGAGGAGCTCAAATAGCTGGTGCCATTCGGAAAGTTCACCGTCTTCTGGTTTCCTGCAATGTCATAGACCTTGAGGTCACCGTTGGTGATCACACAGACGTAACGCTCACCGAGGTCACGGTTGATTGTGTGGATGAAGCAGTCAGCCAGAGGCGTACTCTGGATCTTCTTGATGTGTTGGGTAGGTGGCCGCTTCTTCAGACCCTGAGCGACTGTAGATAGCCCATTCTCCTGAAGTTCCCCTTGAGAACTCAAACGGAGAGTGAAGGGTTGCTGCGAGACACCATTAACAAAGTTGGGAATGGAAGAAGAAATAAGAGCCATAATTACCTATCAATAATTCTCATCACATCATAATTGCCTGTGAGGATGTTGTGGTCAGCAGTCTTCGCTTCGTATCGTTGGAGCGCAGTGCGAGCCATTGCTTCGTCTCGTGCGCTAAAGTTTCCGAGCGTGTCAGAGCCAATGACCCTTTGCTGAAACACACGGGCAGCCCTGATTGAAATGTAATGTCGTGCAGCCTGAGGAAGATCTTCGAATTCCAACAGGAGCGTCATGTCGCAGGAAAGGGTTTCCGTAAACACGAAGGTATGTTCGATGCGGTCATAGAGACGGCGACCACGGACAGCCACATCAATCTGACGGTCATTGCCCATGGTATCAACTTCGATACAGTTGGCTGGAAGGAAGATCTCGCCGGTATCTGCGGTTGGTGTAAGGGTGAAGTTGGTTTCCGTATTGAAATGCCAGCCTTCTTCTTGAACCTGAATCAAAACTTCCTTCAGGATCTGCTGGGCAGTCACGGCATCAACGACACCTGTGGCTGCATCTAGAGAACTAATCGGTGATTCACCAATGGTCCCTAGCATGATATTAACTGCGTCGAGTTCTGATGTTAAAGTAAGAGCCATAAGTCAATCCAATAAGTAAAAAAAAGCGCCACCCTATTTCTAGAGTGACGCTTGATATTAAGCCGTGATTAGGCGGTCTTCAGTTCAACTGCAGCTGCAGGACGCAGGACACCGTGGCCCATAGCATACTTAGCAACCATCAGAGTACCCTGACGACGGATGTCGTACTGGGATTCCATGGCCAGATCCATCAACTTCACGGTACCAATAGCAGCCTTGTGGGTGACGATACCAACGGTGTTGGTGAACGCGCCAGCGTAGGTGTTGTTGGTGCCCGAAGCGACAGTGCTGGAAGCAACAGTCGTACCGAATGGAGCATGGTTGGTCTTGATGACGTTGATACCAGCAACGCGAATAACCTGCGCACCAGCATACGAACCTTCACCACCCCAGAAGCGATTCATGATCTTCGTGTTCTGAGCCAGCAGGTAGTACGCCTGTGGCGACAGGAAGGCACAACGGTCATCTTCAGGGATATACTTCTCGTCCATCTTCTGGGCAGCAGCAAACAGCGCAGCAACCAAGGCTTCACCAGTGGTGTCGCTCAGGATAGTCGAAGAGGTAACCGAACCACCACCAGCTTCAGTCGTGACAGGAGCAGTACCGCGAGCAGCCAAGATGGCCAACTGCAGTTTATGCTTGTCCATCTGATAGGCCAGAGCCTTACCAATCTGATCCGAATAAGGACCACGGACATCGTAGTGATTCATGGCTTCATCGATGTTCGCGATGAAAGCATGCGAGATCAGCAGGTCATCAATGGTGATGATCTGTTCGTTCGCAGGGACATTGAGACCAGTGATCTCAGAGCCAGGCGTATGATAAGCAGCGGAGATCTTGCCGATGATTGGGAACTGTGCCGATTTGCCCGAAGCAATAGTACGTACCTGAAACTTGTCTTCGGTAACGGTAGCTTCTTTGAAAGCAGTGAGGACTTCACCAGCAAAAACTTTGAGGAATAGTGCTTTATTGTCAGAGCCGCCTTCAATGAGGCCAACCCGTGACGGGGATGCGTTTGCCATAATATAATAATCTCGTGTGAGTTAAAGAAAGTTTGGAGCAACTTCTTGAACCCGACACACATCACGCAGAGTTATCTCCCGCAGGAGGCAAAGGTCGTGTAATCAGTTTCGTAGAATTGCAATTCCACCGCATAGAAATGCAGTGTGGAATACTTCTTTTTCACAGAGAGAAAACCTAGGCGTACCCATATGGGCAGAGGCCTAAGCCATATTACTTGGAGACACCCTTGACCTTCTCCACAGTCCGGTATGCACCGAGGCCAAGGAGGCCGAAGAGGAGAGTCATCAAGGTATTCAGATCTAGGCTAGGCAAGACTGCCTTGATCTCATAGAGAGCGAGGAAGAACGTAGCGAAGGGCAACGTGACAAACTGGTAGAAGAGTCCGAGGACACATGTCCAACCAGTTGCTGGCCTCCAGCCTGAAGTGAACAGGCTTGGAGACGCAGCCTCCACTTCATTGATCTTCAGCTGCCCTACAGCGAGCTGGGTTTCAGCCTCAAGAATCTTGAGTTCACCTGCCTGCTGCATCTCAAACATTTTCAGCTTGGCTTCTGCAGCCTGCTGAGGATTAGGAAAGAGCTTGTCAAAGACCTTCCCTGCGAGATCAAAGACCCCGCTGAGGAGAAGTGGATTCATATAGACACCTTAGAGGACGTTGGATCGACCGAGCTTCGCCTGAACTTTTGCACGGTAAGCAGGATCGGTCTTGTACAGCGGGTTCTTCATTGCATCGGTCAGCTGCGTGGTGGACTCAAAGACATCGTCAGAGCCAGCACGTTGACCACCCAGCATGCGTGAAGGCTCTTGCCCTACCGCTTTGCCATACTTGGCATTGAGACCGAGTGCTGCCAGCTTTGCCTGATCCGGATTACCGGAGGTCACCGCATTGTTGTATGCTTGGATCTCCGAGGGATTCAGATTGGCTTTTGCCCAATCCATCATCTCAGAGTATCGACCATCACCACCGACTTCAGTCTTGATGGCTGACTCAAATTGAGCAGCACGGGCCTGCTGGCCTTCAATGAACTGGTCTACGAGTGCCTTATCGAAACCACCCTTCTGCAGCTTCTCATAGCTCTCTGGGGACAGCTCACCATTCTTGGCGAACTCTGCAGAGAACTCATCGAGCTTCATACCCTTGTCTGCCAGAGCAGCTTCAGGGTCAGCAGGGATTTCTGGAGTTTCAGCCTTAGGAGTTTCAGCAGGCTTTTGACCCAGCTTTGATTCCAATTCGGCATAGGCCTTGGCCATATCCTCAGCGGACTTGAACTTCTCAGGGAGCCACTCAGGGCGATCTTCAGGAGACTCCTGAGAGTCAGCCAGGTTATCGGCAGGGATACCGGCGTTAGCCTTATCCACTGCATCGATCATCTTCTGGTCATGACCCTCAGGGGCTACTGGGTTGGGGCTAGTAATGACTACCGTATCAACCATGGGGTTCCTTAGTAGTCCACCAACACAACACCAGTACCGTAGACACGGATGAGTGTAGCGCGAGGATCTACTTCAAATTTCACATCTTTAGCACCCTCACCATAATACTGGATGTTGGGTTTACCTGTAACTACTTCAGTTGTTTCTTCAGGTACTTCAGTTGCTGGATTGGCTTTAGCCATTATTGTCCTTGTTCTGGTGGAGCCTGTGCGGCTGATTCCTGTGCGGCTTGGGATTGATTGGCCATGTGCTGCTTCATGAGACTACCTGCCTGCGTAATTGCAGGGTTCATCCCTTGCTGCATCATTGCCATCTGCTGGGCTTGCTGCTGTTCCTGCTGGAGCTGCTGTGGATCCTTGACCAGACCCTTCATGTCGATCCCCAGAGACGTACCCAATCGCTTGAGTGCATCATCCTTGTTGATCTCCATAGGGAGCTGGGCGATCAGGCCTGCAGCTTGGAAGAACTGTTGCAGCTTGTTCATGTCATTGCCACGACCCAAGGCCTCCATACCGGTCACGATGACTGGCTTGACGGTTCCCTTAGGCAGCACAGGAAGTTTCTTCTTGCGCTCCATGGCGAACATGATGCGGTTGACCAGAGGCAGCTGGAATTCCTGAGAGAGGATCGAGTAGATACCACCCAGTGCTGATTCCAGTTCACCCGCCATGTAGCGGATCTCTTCGGCTGTCACTCGCTCACCATTGCGCTGGACTGAGGAGTTCAGCAGGAAAGCGTAGGACAGTCGGTCATTGATTGTGTTGATGGTCTCAAGAGCAACTCGGAAGTCATTGTACTTCTGGAGCTGCAGTGCATTAACATCTTGCACATTGCCTTCAACGATTGCTCCGTTAGCTGCTTCAGCCAAGGTCTGCTTGTTGGTTGTGCCGTTAGGATTCACCAAGAATAGGACTTTAGCTGCAGCTGCGGAGCCTTCTACGATGGACTGCGAGAGACCTTCGAGAGACTTCACATCACCGAGGTACTCTTCGACATAGCCACGGCCATAGTTCTCACCGTCGATCTTTGTGAATCGAACAGGGATCCATGGGGTCTTGTCGATTGGATAGGTGCCGAGGGAACCAGGCACAATCTTGCCTTTGATTTCCTGATACACTTCCCACTGGCCATCTTCGATGTACACATGGGTGTAGATGTCACAGTTCTTTTCGTGACTGGCTTCTTCCTGATTCTCATCGCCTTCCTTCTTGTAACCAAGGAGGGCTTGGACATCTTTTGGAAGGGTGGCTGGAGACACAACTTCTTTGACGACAATATCCAGCACCTTACCCATAGGGTCGCGGCGACAGACAAACTTCTCCAGCGGGAATACCCGCATACCGCCTTCATCAGGCATGTACAGCAGGGCATTGCCTCCCACGAGGAGATGCTTCATGGCCTCAAAGGCTGAGACACGGACAGCACCAGCTTCGATCTCCGATTGAACTGCACGTTCGATCTTGTTCAGACCTTCCTCAACCTGTGCTCGCATACCTTCCTGTTTCGTCAGATGCTCCAGAGTGAAGTCATCAATCTGCAAACGGAAGAACGGAGAGTTCGGCGGGAGAAGTGCGAGGAGGAGCTTGGATGCCAGGTTGTTCACACCACGGGCACCGACTGCCTGATACGGGGTGTAATACTTGGTGGCGCTTGAGTGACCCGCAGGTGGGATCAATGTGGGTAGGGTGTACTTGGAGCAGTCCCTAGCCCGTGTAAGAAAGTTCAGGCGGTCAGATTCTAGTTTTGCATATAGGCTGGCCGCAGAGCTTTCCTGCTCTTTTTCGTTCTTCTCTGCCATGCAGTTCCTTAAGCGGGAATGTTCAGGCCGCTGCCGGAAGTGCCGGTTGTAGGCTGGGTGCGATCAATTCGCAGGGAGTTACGGCCACGATTAGCGGACAGGTAGGCAGAGTCTTTGCGGTTGTTACCCTCACTCGGCGCCACGGTTGCTAGAGGCTGGGGAGCCATGGGAGCAGGAGGCGGTGGAGCTGGGGGAGGACTCGATGAAAAACACATAAGTTAAGACTCCAAGATATTCTGATTCTGTAAATCGAATTGGTGCTTTAAAAAGCGGACAACCAAGACCTGTCCCTGAAGTACGTAGATGTCATGTATGGAACTATCCATAGGCATCACATCAGGGAAACGCTTCAACAGCTCATCAAGAAGGTCTTTGGATACGTTGGGAAATTGGCTTTTTTCCATTTGTTCTTTCCATGTGGGCAACCAAAGGGAGGGGTTTCCCCCTACCCTAGTTATCGAATTGGACACGCTCCGGTTGAGCAGTCTTCACCTTGGATTTCTTCAAAGCTGTTTGCCTTGTCGATCTCGATAGGTTGAATGCGGGAGGCGTATTCATCGAACACAGCCTTGGTCACCACTTCCTGAGGCAGGTAGAGGTAGCCAAGATCTTTGGCTGTCTTGGTAGGATCAGCACGGAACAGGAAGCTCACACCAACGTAGACATTCCAGTTATCCATCAGCCAATCAACGATGCCATCAACCTCATCGACCGAGTAGCTGATCGTGGCTGAGACATTCTGCTGACACCAGTTCTCCATTAGCATCTTGTAGCGTTCCAACTGGCTCAAGGCTGACTCCAGATTGACTTCCATATCGATGCCGTCCTTGTGGAACTTGTCGAATGGAACGTCATCCCAGCTCACAGGGAATGTGATCAGGATAGACTCAGGGTCCGTGGGATTCTCCACAACCTTGTAGCCAGAGGCGCGGCACAGGGTGACAAGAGGATCATGCTTTGAGAAGTTCACGTTGTTGAAGACGTACTTACCCAGAGGCTTATGTACACCTTCAGTGGTGTCCATGATCTTCGACAGGGTGCCTGAAGGCTTGATCGTCGTGACGTTCTTGGGACGAGGTGTGCCTAGTTCATCAGCCATCGAGTAGGCACCGGAGGTAGCCGTGCGCTGCAGCTCTGCGTAGTCATATGGACCTAAGTCGGGTCTACGAACGATACCCGTAAGTCCAACCCCACAGAGTCGAAGGAAGTCATTGTTAAGATGCCAGGCCTCTTGGAGAATTCCATCATTGAGGTTGACGCATGTTTGTCGATAGTTTGCTCGTGCTGCAAGATGAATTGCTCGACGAAGTCCAGAAGAGTCGCCTTTGAATTTACCAACATCCACCTCCGTCAAATTACAGAAGCTCTTGTTACCGAGCAGAATTTCCGCACAGGGATTGCAGCCCTTGAACCACGGCGCACGTTTGATTGCTGTCTGGCCATTGATGAAGCCAGGCTCAGAACCACCGGACTCGACCATCAGATCGAAGATGGCCGCAAGTTCAGAACGCTGGGGCTTGGTCTTGAACAGCAGCGAGTTGTTGGACTGCGCTCGCTGGATGTTGTTCAGCCAC